CAAGGCTGTTGATAAGTGGGACGTTGAGTTTGCTTTGTCTAAGGTTGATCCCGAAAAAAGCATTAAGAGCTTCTTCTTAAAAAGGATCAGGGGTGCAATACGAAGAGCTATTGACATAAACAGGGGATCTATGAGAATACCTGAGCATAAAATAAATGAGATAAGGAACAATGAGAACGCAGACCAGGAAACGGTGAAAACATTCTTTAACGCTATATTTAAGAGCATTGACGCAGACACATCTGGGTCTTACTACAATATACCGGATCTTAACAAAGAGTACAGGGTTGACATGCTTAATAGTTTTATACTTGGTCTTATGCAGAAAAACTTAAGCCATAATGAGTATCATGTTTTGCGCCTTAGCTATGGCCTTGACTGTCGTAAGCACTCAGCAAAAGAAATATCTTTTATCGTTGGAATCAGTGTTTCTAGCTCACACGTTAGAATATCCCAAATCAAGAAGCAGGCCATCAACAAGATGTCTGAAAAAATAAAATTATCTCAAGTGATTGATTTCTTATAAAAAAATAATTATATTTGTATTTTAAAACCAATAAACCATGAAGACCATAAATGAAAAACTAGCCTATATGCAGGCTAACTTTAAATCCAAGAAGAGTAGATTTAACTCTTTTGGCAAGTACAATTTTCGATCAGCTGAAGACATACTTGAGGCAATCAAGCCATACCTTACGGAGCTCAATGTTTCTGTTCGGATAGAGGAAGAGTATGTAGAGGGTGTTGTTCCGATGTTAAAGTCAGTGGCTATCTTTACTGACGGAAAGGATGCTATACACGCTACCGCTATTGTGGGTGTAGATCTTAACCAAAAAGGTATGCAAGTGCCTCAACAATTTGGTAGTGCATCTTCGTATGGTAAAAAATATGCTCTCGGTAATCTTTTACTTATAGACGACACGCAGGACAGCGATGCTACCAACACGCATGGCAAGTCTAGCTCCAAGCAAAAGCTTAGCGGTGTAGCTCTTGAGAAAGCTAAAGAGTACATCAAGGGTGGGGGGTCTGTCGATGCTATTAAGTCTAAGTACGATGTTTCTTCAGCCGTAGAAAAGCAGTTGCAGTCACTATGAATAAAAAGGAAATAATAAACCGGCTAAAGAATGACGAGGACTACTATGGTAGCTTTGGTAAACAGTATCTAAGTAATTCAGATATTCAGACATTGCTATCTAACCCACTTGCTTTGCACAAGGATAGGGTTGTATCATCTGCGTTTTTAGTTGGTGGATATTTCCACACAGCAATCTTAGAGCCAGACAAGCTTAAAAAATATAAAATAATTAAATCAAGTAGTAGGAATACTAAAATGTACAAAGAACTGTCTGGTGGTGAGATGTGTTTATTGCAGGATGAGGTCGACCGTATTGAGTTAATGTTAGATAAAATTAACAGCAACAAGATATGTGTCGATCTTATTCGCAATGGTAACGTCGAATATGAAACACCAGGTGTTACTGAGTTATTCGGTAACAAATGGAAGGGTAAGGCTGATGTTATAAATCATGATGATAAAGTTATAATTGATCTTAAAACAACCAATGATCTTGATTCATTTAGATTCTCAGCTAAAAAATATAACTATGACTCACAAGCATATATATACAGCCATTTATTTGGCTATGAGTTTATGTTTATTGTTGTAGATAAAAACACACATCAAATTGGTTTATTCGATTGTTCAACCGAGTTCTTAGAGCGAGGTCGGTACAAGGTAGAAAAAGCCAGTGAAGTGTATGACTTATTTTACAAGTCGGAGGACTTTGATCCAAATCAATATTTTATTAACCAAACTTTATAAAAAATGGCAGGAATAATTCAAGGAAGTATTAATCTATCAAGTATCCCAAAGGATAAAATCATCGATGGTAAAAAGGGTAAGTATTTACCTATCACAATCACAATTAATGACGAAATCGATAACTTCGGTAACCAAGGCCCAATGATTGTGTCACAATCTAAAGAAGAGCGTGAAGCAAAAGAGGGTAAAACATACCTTGGTAATGTTAAGGTTGTGTGGACTAATGGAGAGTTTCCACAACCCGTACCTCGTGATGGTCAGTCTCAGGCCTCACAATCTAAGAAGCAAGTTGTAGAAGAAGACGATTTACCATTTTAAGTAATGGCCGTTAAGTACGACGAGATAAACGGATTTGAGATTGATAATTTCAATCAATACAACCTAGTTACTGGGAAAACACAGGGGATTTGTCCTCTGTGCTCCCATACTAGACAGACCAAGAACCAAAAAACACATTGTGCATCATACGATTGGGATCGTGGTCTTGGAACGTGTCACCATTGCAGTTCAACGTTTCAGCTCCACACCTTTAAAAGAAAAGGCATGTCAGACAAAGAATACATTAAACCACCAGAAAAGAAAATAATAGAGGTATCAACCAAGATTGAAGAATGGTTTGCTGATCGCGGCATTAGTAAAAAAACCCTCAATGACCTAAGAGTTACTGAGGGTTTTGAGTACATGCCCCAAACAGGCAAAGAAGAGAACACGATACAGTTTAATTACTTTATTGGAGATGAGTTAATTAACGTAAAGTATAGAGATGGTAGAAAAAACTTCAAGCTTTATAAAGGTGCTGAGAAAATATTTTACAACATTGATTCGATTACGAACTCGGATACGTGTGTTATTGTTGAAGGAGAGATGGACGCTCTCAGTCTTCATGAAGCCGGTATTACTAATGTTGTATCTGTACCTAACGGCGCTACTTTATCTAGTAATAATCTTGATTACCTCGATAACTGTATTGACTACTTTGAGGACAAAAAGAAAGTAATCCTCGCGGTTGATCAGGACGAGGCCGGTAATGCTCTTAAACAAGAGTTTATTCGTCGCCTTGGCGCTGAAGTGTGTCACCTTGTAGACTTTGTAGACTGTAAGGACGCAAATGAGTACCTACTGAAGCACGGGTCAGAAGATCTTTACAAAACAATAAACGACAACAAGCCCGTTCCTCTTGAGAACGTATCAACGTTGGCCGATGTAGAGGATGAGCTTCTAGACTTTGTAAACAATGGCTTTAAGCCTGGTTATCAAATTGGTCTAGAAAACTTTGACAACATATTTAGCACGTACACAGGTCAGTTCATTACGGTAACCGGCATACCAAGCTCAGGTAAGTCTGACTTTGTAGACCAGATGTGTGTGGGTTACAATGATAACTACGGATGGAAAACGGCTTTTGCCTCTCCTGAAAACCAACCTACGTACCTACACGCGCACAAACTAATGCGTAAAGTATGGGGCGATATGCCCAATAAAAGAGACGTTGGCAGCGATCAATGGAATAAAGTGCGAGATCATGTTAATGATAACTTCTTTTTTATCGACATGGACAAGTACACGCTTGAATCAGTGCTACGTAAAGGCGCAGAGCTTGTGAAGCGGAAAGGTATCAAGTGTTTAGTTATAGATCCATTCAATAAAGTAAGGGACATAAATGGTAATGAGTCTGGTGATGTTAATGTGTACACACTAGAGTATCTAAGCAAAATAGAAATTTTTGCTAAAAAATATGACGTATTAGTTATTGTGGTTGCCCATCCTACCAAAATGTATAAAGGTACTGATGGTAAAATTGAAGAACCAACTATGTATAATATAAAAGGCGGTGGTGAATGGTACGATGCTAGCTACCACGGTCTTTTAGTCCACAGGGATTATGAAGCTAAAACGGTCAAAGCCAAGGTCTTAAAGGTAAAGTTTCAAAACCTTGGAGAGAACGGAGCTGAAGCTCATTTTAAGTGGGATCCAAGATCAGGATGCTTCATACCTAACGAACCTGTTGTAAACGAAAACGAATCTATGCCCTGGGAGTAAATGCCTAAATTAAAGAAGGGATCAATAATGGGTAAATATTTTCCAACAGACAAAGAGTTTGCTGCCGGTTACTGGTGTGTAAAAAATAATATACACATATCTCCGCTAAAGAAAAACTATAAGGATCCATTGTGGTATATAGAAATAATAATAAATGGTAAAAAAAATAGAAGCCCTGAAGCATTTGGGCCAGTTGTTGTCTGGCAAAAGCTTTACGAGTATGCCCTTTATTACTACAATAAATACAAAAACAAAGACAAATGAAAAGTAAATACTCAAAGTACGAACAAGAGGTTAGGTTAATCAGGGAGGACACCGGTTATGGCTCGGATACAATAGCCCAGACCATAAGTTCCAAATATCCTGAAGATGAGATTAATGTTTACACCTTTGCAAGGCACATCAGAAAAAAGGGTTGGATAAGACCATCTATAGTGGACGAGTCTATGCACAGAAATAACCTAAACCCTAGTGATAACTGGAAGCTGTCTTGGGTGAAGGACAAGGTTACTGGTACGTCTACCTTGGTTGTCAACCCAGACTATAAACACACTGAGTCTGTTGACTACGAGCAAATAAGGTCTGAGATGATTGCGGAGATGAAGAAGCTGTCTCCGAAGGTTGATAAGTACAAGAGGAAGAAGAACAAGGACTCTCACTGCTTGGTCTTGGACATAGCTGACTTGCATATAGGTAAGTTGGCAACAAAGGATGGGTCTAACGATAACTACAACGTGGATGTAGCTATAGACCGAGCCATCAAGGGTAGTATACAGTTGATTGACAAGTCCGAGCCGTACAACATAGATAAGATATTCTTTATCATTGGTAACGATGTTTTACACATCGACAACGCAAAGACTAGAACCACAACGAGTGGGACACCACAAGACACCGATGGTATGTGGTACGACAACTTCAAGATAGCAAGGGGTGTGTACTGTCACATCATTAGTATGTTGTCAACCATAGCCGATGTGGAGGTTATTCACTGCCCATCTAATCACGACTACATGACTGGGTTTATGTTGGCTGATGCCGTCCACTGTTACTTCCACAACAACAAGAACATTACCTTCAACGTGGATAACAACCACAGGAAGTATACCAAGTACGGAAAGAACATGTTGATGTTTAGCCACGGAGATGGGTGTAAGATAGATCAGATACCATACCTGTCAGCACACGAAAGTTCTCAGATATGGTACGAGACGAAGTACAGGTACGGATACCTCCACCACATACACCATAAGGACTACTTTAAGTTTAGGAGTGGTAAGGACTATATAGGTATGACCGTAGAGTATTTGCGTTCACCTAGTGGTACAGACAGGTGGCATGCAGACAATGGATACACTGGTGCTAAGGTTGCGCTTGAGGCATTCATTCACCACCCAGAGAACGGTCAGGTGTGTAGACTAACGCATAATTTTTGAATAAAATGAAAAAAGAAAAATACGTAGCTTATTACAGGGTAAGCACCCAGAGGCAGGGTCAAAGTGGTTTGGGTTTGGAAGCACAAAAGGAAGAAATCCAACGCACTATTTCAGGTAAAGAATTAATAAAAAGCTTTACGGATATTGAATCAGGAAGTAAAGCAAATCGACCTGAATTAGACAAGGCATTAGCCTACTGCAAAAAGGAAGATGCCACATTGATTATCGCTAAATTAGACAGACTTTCAAGAGATGTAAGTTTCATATTTAACCTTCGAGATAGTGGTGTGAAATTCAAAGCGTGTGACCTGCCTGACTTAAATACGGTAACTCTTGGTGTATTTGCCTCATTTGCTCAATATGAAAGAGAGAAAATATCAGAGAGAACAAGTGCGGCTCTGCAAGCTAAAATTAAGCGAGAAGGCAAATGGTGGGGTAAAGCAAACTTCACCAAAGAAACGGCTAAAAAAGGAACGGAAGCCATCAAAAGGAAAGCGAATCAGAATCCAAATAATCAGAGAGCAATGGCATACATAGAAATGATGATTCCAAAACATTATACACTAGAACAAATGGCAAACGAATTGAATAATTCAGGATTCAAAACGAGTAGAGGAAAAGAGTTTACTCCGATGCAAGTTAGCAGACTCAAGAAGCGAATTGATTCATGTCGTGTAGACTAACACATAATTTTTAACACAAGAAAAAAACAAGTAATTATGATTATTACCAACATAAAGTCTATCATAGACAAGCAACAAGAAAAGGGTCTTAAGAAGTACGGCAAGACCGTTGATCAAGCAGACCTTTCCATCGAAGAATGGATTGAACACACCCAAGAAGAAATAGTTGACACATTGATATACCTAGAATGTATCAAACAAAAAATGATTGATAAAAGAAATTCAGATAAGCTTATTGATATACTGTTGTGATTCGTAAGAGGGGTAAGAAGAGAGGGCCGGTAAGAGCAAAAAAAGTTATATATAATGGTATACAATTTGCCTCTGGTCTTGAAAAATATATGTATATTGCTTTGCGTAAGCATAAGATCAAAGCTGTTTATGAAGGAGAGACATACACCTTGATAGATGGCTTTAATTTTCAGAGCTCATGTTATGAGCGTCAAGCTAATGGTAAAAAGGATATGATAGACAGAGGAAATAAAAAAATCCTCCCAATAAAATATACTCCAGACTTTATAGGCGATGATTTTATCATTGAATGTAAGGGTAGGGCCAATGAGAGCTTCCCTATTAGGTGGAAGCTATTTAAAAAATATGTCAACGAAAATTTAACTGGTATCACACTGTATAAACCACAGAATCAAAAAGAGTGTGATGCTGTAGTAGAACTAATAAAACAAAAAAGAAATGAGTTGGGAGCTTAGTATTGGATTATATCCAGGAGTGTTAATAGGGTTTAGAAGTTATGTCGAAGAATCATACTCAACACATGTGTTATATGTTCCGTTTTTAGATGTTGCACTTACAATATTTAATGACTAATGGGACTATTTGACAAGAGAATAGAGTACAAACCTTTTGAGTACCCTGAGTATTATACAGAAGGTTGGTTGAAACAAGCGCAGGCTTTTTGGCTTCACACAGAAATACCAATGTCTGGCGATGTTAAAGACTGGAATGAAAAACTAACAATGTCAGAAAAAAACTTAGTAGGCAACATACTACTAGGGTTTGCACAAACTGAATGTGCTGTGTCTGATTATTGGACACAGAAGGTTGTGTCTTGGTTTCCAAAACACGAAATACAACAAATGGCTATGATGTTTGGGTCACAAGAAACCATTCACGCTGTAGCCTATTCATACTTAAACGAAACATTAGGATTAAATGACTTTAAAGGATTTCTGCACGAAAGTGCTACTGCCAACCGTTTTAACAACCTCATGGATGTGGATAGCTCTAGTCATACTGACGTGGCTAAATCACTCGCAATATTTAGTGCCTTTGCCGAGGGTGTTAGCTTATACTCTGCTTTTGCCGTTCTGTATAGTTTTCAGTTACGAAATTTACTTAAGGGTATCGGGCAACAAATGAAGTGGAGTGTGCGGGATGAATCGCTCCATAGTCGCATGGGTTGTAGATTATTCAATCAAATGTGTTCTGAAGATCCAACACTACGATCAAAGGTTATGGACGATGTAATACTCGCGGCTGAAACGATGATAGAGCTTGAGCACAAGTACATTGACAAAATGTTTGAGATGGGAGATCTTGAAAATTTAAAAGCTGAAGATCTTAAAAACTTTATTATTAAAAGAACTAACGAAAAGCTGCATGAACTTAAGTATGATTACGGTTTTGATTACGATGCTGATTCAGCCCGTAAACTTGATTGGTTCTACCATTTAACCGGTGGGCATACACACACAGACTTTTTTGCTATAAGACCCACTGATTACAGTAAGGCTGGTGAAGGAGAAGACTTTGATGATATTTGGTAAAATGCTATACACGATTTCTTATGAGTAGTAATAGATGGATAAAAGGTAAGGATTACCCAGAGTGGGCTGAATCTGAGGTTTATAAAAAGACAATTGATGGCGGTTATTTACTGCAGGGTGAGACTCCACGAGATGCTTACACGCGTGTGGCAAGAACCGTTGCGATGCATTTAGAGCGCCCTGATATGGCTGAAATATTCTTTGAGTACATATGGAAGGGTTGGCTTTGTTTGGCCTCTCCTGTGCTCTCTAATACAGGCACAAACAGAGGTCTACCAATCAGTTGTTTTGGCATCGATGTTGCGGATTCAATATCAGACATTGGTGGTAAGAACCTAGAGATGATGTTGCTTGCGAAGCATGGGGGCGGTGTAGGCGTTGGTATTAACCAAATAAGACCCGCTGGCGCACCCATAAAAGGTAACGGAACATCTGATGGCGTTGTGCCGTTCTGTAAGATATATGATTCTTCTATATTGGCAACAAACCAAGGATCGGTACGTCGTGGTGCTGCAAGTGTAAACCTTAATATAGAACATAAAGATTTTGAAGAATGGTTAGAGATCAGAGAACCTAAGGGTGATATTAATCGTCAGTCTCTTAACCTGCACCAGTGCGCTATAGTAGGGGATAAGTTTATGCGCAAGCTTCTTGACGGAGATAAGGTTGCAAGAAGAAAGTGGGGTAAGCTATTGCAGAAGCGTAAAGCAACCGGTGAGCCTTATATTATGTACAAGGGTAACGTCAATAAGCAAAACCCTGACATGTATAAAGACAATGGTTTAAAAGTGCACATGACAAATATATGTTCCGAAATTGTTCTTCATACGGATGAAAACCATAGCTTTGTGTGTTGTTTATCCTCTTTGAACTTAGCTAAGTACGATGAGTGGAAAGGCACAAACCTTATCTATGATTCGATTTGGTTCTTAGATGGAGTGCTAGAAGAGTTTATACAAAAAGCAAAAGGTAAGATAGGATTTGAAAACTCAATAAGATCAGCTGAGAAAGGAAGGGCGTTAGGCCTTGGCGTTCTTGGTTGGCACACATATTTACAAAACAAAGGCATACCCTTTGAAGGATTATTATCACAATATGAAACTAGAAAAATATTTTCTCAAATTAAAATCGAAACTGAAAGAGCGTCTATGGCGCTTGCTGAGAGCTTTGGAGAGCCACTTTGGTGTGTTGGATCAGGCTTTAGAAATACTCATTTACGGGCCATTGCTCCTACTGTTAGTAATAGTAAACTTAGCGGTAACGTCAGCCCTGGTATTGAGCCTTGGGCTGCTAATGTATTTACGGAACAAAGTGCGAAAGGTACGTTCATTCGTAAAAATCCTTCGCTAAAGCAAGTGCTAATAGATAATAAATTAGATACAGATGATATTTGGAGCAAAATTCTGGAGGACGGCGGGTCGATACAAGATATTGATGATCTTGACGGTATATGCTATGGGCCTCACGATATCCCAATTAAAGAGATATTTAAAACGTTTAAGGAGATAAACCAACTTGAAATAATAAATCAAGCGGGTATACGTCAACAGTACATTGACCAAAGTGCTTCCTTAAACCTAGCTTTCCCTGCAGATACTGACCCTAAGTTTATAAACAAGGTTCATTTAGATGCTTGGAAGAAAGGTATAAAAACTCTGTACTATGTTAGAACTGAATCTGTTCTTCGTGGAGACATTGCTAAGAAAGTAACAGATGAGAATTGTTTAAGTTGTGATGGTTGATTAACGTTTAGAGTAATAGACGATGGTAACTTTGCTGTCGTCTTCTCTAACGTGTTTAACAACTTTTCCGTTGTGATCTCTGTACACAGTTACTTTGCCACCAAGCGGATCAACACCTTTATGAGTAGTAAGACAACTTGTAAGAAATATTGTGAGTATAAAAAGTAAAAAGCGCATAACGTGTAATTTTAATTCAAAGATACTAAAATGTTAACTAAACATTAAGTACCTAATTAAGTAATCACACGCTTAAA